CACAGGCGGTGTCGTAAGCGACATCTGCATCCGAGATGTATTCAATATGCCTGACCATGCCGTTGAAGACTTGGGCAACGTCAATGTCGGCCTTGTCGTCGGCTGGAATAACTTTGCCTGTTGGGCGATTTTGGCGTTGGTCATTGGTAACTTGCCGTACGTGCTGCGGCAGCTTGTTAATCGTAAGACACGGGCGAGCGTTGATCGTCTGGCCCTGCACCGCGCCGCGAGTCGCCAGCACATCAGCAGGCCACTGCCAGTGGTTGTCTGGGCTTCCGGCGTAGAACTTCAGGTCGTCTATCTCGTCCTCGCGGGACTCAGACAGGGCCGATATTGCCATGTCCAAGCGGCTGCGGGCTGTCGCCAATATGCCGGAGTCGTCGTTCTTTTTGCCGCCACCGTTGGCGACATTTCCTACCGCCACCATGCCGGTGTAATCAGCCATATTATTTCTTGCCTTTTGGGGCTGGTGCGCTGCGCTTGACTGCGTAAGCAATCGCCACGGCCTGTTTGACCGGCTTGCCAGCTTTGACTTCAGCCTTTACGTTTTCACGAAAGGCTTTGGGTGAAGATGATTTGACGAGTGGCATTATTTCTTCTTCGCAGTTTTGGCAGAATCTTTAAAATCCTTGGCCGTCGGCGCGCCTTTTGCACCTACAGGGCGCATCTTTTCTTTGCTGCCCGCTGCGATGCGTGCCTGTTTTGCATGAATATTTGCGTACAGTCCTGGCTTCATAGTTAACACTTCCATCGTTTAAGAGCCGCTTTAGCGCGTTCGCCATCTTTGGCGTTGGCCGCTACTGCGCCCATTCTTGCACAAAATGAATCTTTGCGGCCCTGATCTGCTTTGGTCTTGGGATTTGGGGCTGGCGCTTTGAGATTGGAGCCGGTTGCGGCATTGTACTTCTCACGACCTTTGGCCGTCAGGCCAGCGCCTTTGGATGTGGGCAGCTTCTCGCCGCGTCCAACACTAAGAGATACTTTTTTCATGAGCCCATCCATGATGTGTGCATTGCGCCGTCTTGAGCGTTATAGCGGCGAGTCGGCTCAGCGTACTCGCGGTGAGCTACAGGAAAAGCAAACGTCACGCATATAGCGTCCGCTGCGTCTGGTGATGCTAAGCCTCGTGCTTTCATTTCTTTCTTGCTCTCCAAGAAGATTGTTCCACGTGAATCAGGCTTCATCTTAGGCGAAATTAAATCCGTCTTCAAGAACCTGTCGGTCGGGATACTAGCAGATTTCAACCATTCCCGCATCTCACCCCACATCTGCGCGCGCATATTTCCGTACATTATCGGGTTTTTGGCCTTATTTCCAAAGTTCACACCCTTAATCTTGTACCGCTGCTCTTTGAGCCTGTCCACAATCCCAGCCCCCAGCCCGCCCTCGTCGATCACCACCAGGGTCGGCTTATATTCCTCAATCGCGTCGATCACATACCCCACGACCGTCATCGTGTCGTCGCCCCGATGCCGCGTTATGTTAATAATATCCCGTCCCTGGCGCACGGCGATGACCGTTGCGTCCGCACCGTAGCGCGCCGGATCAACGCCGATGACGATGGGCGCTGACAAGTCCTTGTACTTCTCCCGCTTCATGGCCTCGTCCACTATGTCCGAGCCGATGAACTGATCGTCGCCTGCGCTTGGGAACATCCCGTAGACCTCGACGTGCGACTGTGATGAGTCCGGCCCGTACTCTTGGATGATCCGCTCGTAGACCTGTTTGTCCGTACCCTCTACCGTGCGCGCGTCCACCACCTTGGTTTTCCAAAACGCCCGCTTGGAGTTGAACGCCTCGTAGAAGTACCCCGTGTTGCGGCGCGGGTTGGAGAACGCCAGCCAGAAGCGGTTGGGCGTGTTTTCAGTAAAGAAGCCCGCAGTCACCGCCCAGATCGTGTCGTCAATACCGCTTGCCTCGTCGAACACCACCAGCACGCCGTCGTAGTTATGCACGCCCGCGTAGGCGTCGGGGTTCTCCGCTGACCACAGCCGCCCCTCGACGCCCCAGTACCTGGTGCCCTTCTTCAAGTCCCGCTCGACCAGTTCGGTCAGCCACTTGGCGGGCATCACCCGCGTGGCGCTGACCTCAAACCAGTGGCTGTTGATTGCCATCGCCAGCCACTTGGTAATCTCGGCCCAGGTGATACTTCTGAGTTGAGACTCGGAGTTGGCCGAGATGATGGTCGTCGAGCCGATGCGAGTCGCCAGCATCCAGATCGTGATCCAACTGACCAAGGCCGACTTGCCGATACCGCGCCCAGACGAGATGGCGCTTTGCAGTACGGCGTAGTCCAACTGGCCTTTGTTTGCCTCGATATGCTCGGCGATGTCTTGCAGCACCTCGCGCTGCCACTTGCGCGGCCCTTTGAAGTTTTCCAACGGCGTGCCTTTGACACCCCACGGGAATACCAGGGCTACGAAATTGAGCGGGTTGTCCTTGATGCGCGGCGTCCACAGACGCGCCATCAGGGCTTGTTCGTCTTCAGCGCTGTATCTGGTGGACTGCATCGACTACCTCAATGACGCGCATCTCTGCCTCTTGCAGCGCCTGCGTGATGGATATGCGTTGGTCGATGTCCACCGTAATGGACTGCTTGGCAACCCAGCCGTGCTGATGTTTGAGTATCTCAAGCGCCGCCTTGGCGTCGCCCTCTCGGGCCGCCTTGTGCAGGATGTCGGCCATCTCGCGTTCGCCGTCGGCTTTGCCCTTGATTGCGGCCATCTCGGCCAGCGCGTCAAATTGGCACAGGTGCCGGTACTCTTCAGGCCGCATCCCAGAGGCCAGCGCCAGCGTGTCGCCTTTGAGTCCCAGCTTGGCAGCGTCGTATATCGCCTGCAAGCGCGATTCAGTCGCTTGGACGTGTCGGACAGTGAGCGGCAATGACTTGAACAATCGGTTCTCCTGCGCCTGGGAGGCGTGTGCGTGGATTTTATATTAAAAAAAATTTTGTTTGCGAGCCCTCCGTTTACGTTGGCCCATTGCGTCGGCCCTACCCCTCCCCCTCGGCTGAAATCCTACGCAAAATGGCAAGGGGTTTGTGGGTCATGTTGGCTATGCCAACGCGGTTGCATGGCCTGCGCCGCTAGCTACTTGGCCGCGCGCCGGCGCGTGCGCCTGGCCGCGCACCATGTGGGCCATGTGGGCCATGCCAATCGAGTTAGGTGGCCTGCGTTAACAGTGCGGCCATGTGGCGCCAGCAAAATGCTGAGATTGTGTGCGGTGGGTCATGTAGGCACTTTTAAAAGCGTTTTTCAGTCGCTCTACCCCATATTGTAAGTATTGTAAGATTTCATAATGTGAAATGTAAGGTTTAGATAAGTTAAGATCAAATAAATGACAATATGACCTACAGTTAACCGCCCCCATTGGAGAACCGCATAAAAACAGTGGTGCCTACAAAATGCCACGTTAGGCGCCTACAAAATGCACAATAGTTGACTAAAATTAAGGGTTATTGCATTGTGCAACAAATTCCCTTACAATATCAACCGTAGCAGCTTCGCTACTTAATACAGTAAAGGCACAAAATGACCAAAATTCTCGGATATATCGCATACGAAGGCCCGTCTGAAATCGACGGCGCGCCCATTGTCGTGATCGTAAATAAGATAAACGACGCTAGTAAGAATGGGAAAACGGGCGACATTGTTCAATCGTTCATTATCCGTTCTGACGTTAACCCGGTCGATGCGCTGAAAACCGGCGCCGATTCGAGCATATGCGGTGACTGTGTGCACCGCCCGATTACAGCAAAAGAAACCGGAGATCCACCATGTTACGTTAACGTGGGCCGGTCCGTACTAGCGGTTTACAACGCATATAAACGCGGGCGGTACGTCAAGGCGGACGTGGAAACGATAGCGCTAGCGTTAGCCGGTAAAGCTTTGCGAATCGGTACGTATGGGGACCCGGCGGCGGCGCCGGTCCTAATGTGGCAAAGGGTTAGCCGGTACGTTATAGCGCGCGCCGGTTATTCGCACCAATGGCGGACCGCCGGTTTTGACCATGCTGCATGGGCACCGTTAGTAATGGCGTCCGCCGATTCTATCGACCAAGCTGCACTAGCTAACTTATATGGCATGCGGACGTTTCGCGTATCGATCGGCGTCGATAAACAACCCGGCGAAACCGTATGTCCGGCTAGCGCCGAAGGCGGACGCAAAGCGACATGCGCCGATTGCATGCTTTGCGGCGGTACAACTAAAAAAGCAAAGGACGTTGTAATCGCGGACCATGCTATCGGCCATGATCGGCGCCGGACCATTATGCTAGCTACCGCATAGTGATCGCGACTGTATGCGTCCGATCGGGCGCATATGGGCGCGCACTGTGCACGCTATAACCTAAGGGCAAATTATGATCAAGTATTCAATCGGGGACCGCGTTACATTTTCGAAGGACGTGGTCCGGCGCCTAGGATGTGATAAGACGGTGGCGGACGCGCGCGGGCGCGTGGTGGCCGTTAACGGTCCGGTAGTATCGGTCGATTTTGCTGGCACGTGGATCCGGCACGAAGACGGCGGTACGGTCCGGCATGTACCGGCCGGTAACCTAACTAAAATTTTAGCTAACGGGGTCCGTTATGAATAAGACTATGCGCGCACGCTATCCCGGCCGGTGCGCGGCCACCGGCGCGCCGTTCAAACCCGGTGCACTGATCTAC